GTTTTATACCACATATTAGTTGTCTTTTGACAACATTCAGCAATTTCTTAAACAGTGTCTAAGTTTTTCTTACTGGAAGTTTAGTTATTTGCGTGATTAGTCACGCCCTTAATTATTTCTTTTGAAATTGTGTCCGAGGACTTTGTAATAGATTTTAATCTGAGATTGAGAGTCGTTACCTCACCGACAAATATCTCTTGATTATTATTTCCCTTCTTTGAAGGTTTAAGCACGGTATCATACCGTAGCATATTATTGTCAATTTTATCTATTGCCGTGATAGATTTATTGATGTTCACATCTGCTGTACATGTCGAATGTATAGTAGAGTTAAATGATCTGCATGCAACGTTTAGTTGTATGTTTATCTTGTGATCTTATTGTGTTACATACTTTAATCACTATGAGCGGAGTGTATAAATACACGCTCACCCCCTTACGTCTTGGGGAAGACTCTAAACTACCTCTTCGGAACGATCCTGCAGAGGATGCTAAATTACTAATCTATTGGAACTTGGTTTCAGGGTTTAGGCACCCTTTGGTGTAAATTAGAAACGCCATTCCAATAATACCATCCTGGAGAGGACAGTAAATATACTCATTCTATGCGGTGCGAACGCACCTGCGAGTCGCTGAACATTCTTTAGCAACTCGTGAACCTACCTGTGATGGGGGACCTCGTTTATAGGACGCGGGGTCCATCGATAGTATGGAAACGAGAGAAGATCTATATGGTGTTCTTTCCTGAAAGTCTATTGATTACCAGACGTTAATTCGTTGTGATCCGGAAGTATTTTAAGAACGGCTTACTTCCCATAGCGTTGTTCTGGGTGCTCTAAGATATCCTCGTCAGTAATCTGGAGTTAAGGCCGACCCGAGTGTTTCAAAGTTATCCCGATGTTTAACTTCAGCTCGCAGACTGCCTCAAAAATCCGCATACCGCTCTAAGGTTCAGAAGAGCAAAAATTCCCGTGGTATTTATATCACACCTAACCAAAATGAATTTCAACGCGCATGCCCCCCAAACGCTCCTAAGCGCAATGACGAACCAAATACAAGTCTCTTACTGGAGGCTCTACAGCTTTCTAAGCATGATGCTTTTCATTGTGCAGCTTGGTATTACAGAAGTGTGTTACACTTTTTATCTAGCTGCCAGATTAGCATTAGTCTTCTTGAAACTGGCTTTTGAAGCATACAGTACCTTCCTGGGGCAGAAAGGTACAGCAGTTATAATGTGGTTATCATTCAGTATGACCATTTTAGCGATAATTTTTACGGAAACATTAAGAGATTTCTTCTTGATGTATCTAATCAATGGCTTAACTCTTGCTTGTGTATTTTATGTGTTACTTTTTAAAGTGGCACCTTTACTCTTCAAATCGGAACGTAAAGATCCGTTGAAGAGTCTTATTAATACTTACACAGCAGTTCAACTACTTGCCAATGTTAAAGTTAAATCTGACGTTATCCCTGTATTTGCTCAAATTTATGGATTATACGATTCCAACCATCATCATATTTTAAAGAAAATTTTGAAAACTTGTTTAGATTTTGGTCCTTTTGTTAACGCCGATAGTCTGATGGATTCCATTAGACTTACGCCTGCAGCTGGACAAATCAAATTCGACAATAAGGCTTCTGTCTTCCTTGATGATTGGACCACTTTACGTGATTCTGAAATATATCGAAAATTTCGTAGATTAGGTACCTATTTGGTAGCTTTTGGCATGTTAAATGCCGTGAAGTTACCTTTTAAGGAGAGCCTAGTAGATGAATATGTAGAATCTCAATGTGTTAAGGATGTGAAAGAAGGAGGTATTGAAAAATTACTTTTCGAACTCTCCACTATTGCACATTCTTTTATACGTATGGGATATCTCAAGTTTTTGGGACATTCTACACGTGAAGTGTTGGAAAACGAAGATCCTATCTTACGTTATTTTAATGAATACGATAAGTTGATGAAGCGACTAGACATTGATGGTCACGATATAAACCTTTACGATCTGTCTATAGATTGTGAAGCGCTTTTACGTCGTGGACGAACCATCAAAGCTGGTCAGTTGAACAACAGTGTCAGAGCGTGCCAATGTAATCTTGGTGCAAAGTTAATCGATCTTAAGTGTCGAATAGCTACCTCTACCGCTGTTAAGAAACCATACCCCTTGCTTATTTTTGGTAAATCAAGTATTGGTAAATCATATCTCGTTGATATGTGGTTTTCCTTTTACTTTGCCATAACGCAGGCCAATGGTCACAACACTGACCTATCTCCTTTTAAGCCGGATACACACAAGTATACACGTACTTTTGCCGATGCTTTCTGGAGTTCTTATGCTTTTCAACCTGCTGTTTTACTAGATGATTTGTCTTTTGAGAGAGGTGTAGTTATCGAGAAGTCGATTAGCGCCTCTATTAGGGAGATTATTTCCATCATCAACAATGTGATTTTTGTAACGCCACAAGCAGAGTTGGACAAGAAAGGTACTGTACCTTGTCTTGCGAGAGTTGTTATTGCAACAACAAATCAAAAAGACTTGAATGCTAAATATCTTTTTAACAAACCAGCTGCTGCTTTGAGGCGATTTCCTACAGTTATCACACCCATAGTGAAACCAGAATATTGTATTCCAGGCACCAATATGTTGCGTAACGATCAATTCCACCAAGATGCGTGGCTCTTTAAAATTGAGAGAACCACCATCTCGCCAGAAGATACGATTGTTTACAAAACGGTGCATGAAGCTTGTGATATTAAAGTCGCGCAAGCATACATGGAGAGTGATATTCTCGCCCATGAGGCTTTGCAATCCCATCTAGCTGAAAGTATGGATACCGCTTTCGAATACTGTCAACATAACAGGTTGAAGTTTTCGTGCGAAGTTTGTACTCCACCAGCTGATAGTGATGACGATAATAGTGACAATAAAAGTTTTGACGAAACTTATTTCCCTGTTGAAGCCACTCCTGAAGAAGGGCCTACGTTTGACCATAACATTGACAGTGACGAAGGAAAGATTGATGATCATTACCTCCCATTTAATAATGAGGATGTTTTGGAAATCAGTGTTCCTTCTTCTGCTAGTGTTTTAGAAGATGCGCTCTTTGCTTCGGATGATGAATATGATGATGATACTGCAACACACTTTTCGTGTAGCACGTGTAGTTATCAAGGTTCTGAATCGGAGCATATCAGAGGTGGTACTTCTGCTTCTACAACGTTGCATTCAGCAGCAGGAAGAAAGAGAATCAATTATGCGAGCGTTATACTTCCTTTACTCACCATGGCAATTACTACCGCTGTATCTTATACAGTAATTCTAATTAGTTGTTTTGGTGTTGAAAGATATGACGTTCCTCAACGATTCTTTCTATCATGTGAACGTAAAGTGGCGAGAGTCCGCGCCAAATACGATCTTCTTAAAGACTTTGCCACCGAATGTGTTGGTAAAGTTGAGGATCACTTTGACGATAAGGATGATACTTTCGAAGCTAAAGTTCACAAAAGAGTGCAGAACCTACTTGGTTGGTCTAATACACGTTTCTGGTTTTACCGGAGATATTTATCACTCAAAGTCTGGTGGTACGGCGCGGCCGATACCAGCTTAGAATGCGTGTCTGCTACACTTGCTTATGCAAAGTGTAACAAGCATGTAGTCCTTGCTGGTATCGTCGCAACCGCCATTAGTGGTTATCTTGCTTACCGGTATTTTTCCGGCAAGAAAAAGATGAAGCCCGCTGGTGCTGCTTTTTCCAGAGATGATTTACATTTCTGGCATAAAGGCAAAACTGAGGATTTTGTTGATTTGAACCAACCACAAAGGTCTGTTGTTACTCATGATTTAAGTAGACTTGCACAATGTAATACTGTTCTATTGTATTTTGAGAATGTCAAGGGAAGTGACAATCCCTGGACAATTCGAGGATTTATACCAAAAGGACAGACCATAGTTACTAATGCACATATACTTGATCACGTTGATGATGATTTTTATTTGACAGTTACCAAACCTGGTGAAGAAGATTTTCCCCTGACTTATAGGACAACTTTTAAAGTTTCCAAGAGTCAGTTCTTGAAACATCCTACGAAGGATCTAGTATCCTTCTTTCATCCTGGCATCCGGTCATATAAAGACATTACCAAATTTATGTCTGCCGATATCCCAATGCGTGGACAAGGTAAGTATTTTGGCATTGACAATGAATGGCAAACAATCAAGCACTTTGATAGAGTTTCTCTTAAATATGATGGTGGTGAAACTGATCTGTTAGGACGGTTAACCACTAAAGAACGAGATGGAACTTGTGGTGGTCCCTTCATAATTACGTTGCCTCGTGGTAACTATATTGGAGGGATTTCTTCTTCTCTAGATTCTAGACATGAATTTGTAGGTGTTATACACTTATCTGTCAAGGATCTGGAACTTCTCAAAATTCAAGGATTTTCTCGTGGGAGTACTGTTGATATAGACAATTCTCCTTTGGGTGAGAAAATTCCTTTGCATGAGAAGAGCCCCTTGCGTCACCATTCCATAAGAGGAAATATGGTGCCACTATGCTCTTTTGTTGGGAAGAGGAAGAAATTTACCACACATACCAAACCTACCCCTTTTGCGGATTTAGTCTGTTTGAAGATGGAACAGGAACCTAAGTTCTTTCCTCCATCCATGCGTGGTAGCATGGTTGATGGTGAATGGAAAGAGCCACTCCTGAACAATCTCAAGAAAAGATGTGAAAATGAGGAACTTCATGATGTGTATTTGTGGAATGAGTGTATTAAATCACTTACCCATGATCTTTTACAGATCATTGATGTAACTCGTTTGCGTCCTTTGACTGATGACGAAGCATTAAATGGTGTTCCAGGTGTTCAATATTTGGACCCGCTTGACAGATCCACTTCTGGTGGACTAAGATGGCAGGGTCCTAAGAGACGACACTTGATTGAAACCTCCGATGGAGAGTATGCTATACCACCAGAAATGACGGTATGGATGAGGTACATAGAGGTATCTTATCTCCAAGGTTTTGAACCAAACATCATCTTTGATGCTAACTTGAAGGATGAGGCAGTATCCAAGAAGAAAGCTGATAGCAATACAGCTAGAGTCTTTTTGAATGCACCTATCACTCTAAACTTAGTTTCTAGACGACAGTTTGCAGCAATTTGTGCTGAGCTGATGAGGAACAGAGTTGAATGTGAAATCACCGCAGGAGTCAACACTTACACCGAGTGGGGTGTTGTTGATAACTTCTTGAACAAGTTTGATACTTTCAATGATATTGAAGGTAAATTCCGAATTCAGGCAGGTGATTATCCAGGTTACGACTGTAGACAGTCTTGCATACGTATGTCCGGTCCAACTAAGGTTTTTCAGAACCTTAACGAGGCTAGTGGCAACTTCTCGGAGCAAGATTTGATCATACAGGGTGGTTTGGGAAATACACTTTCCCATACGCTGGTCAATTTCAACGGAGATCTTGTTGAATCAGTGGGTAACATGCCTTCTGGTCAAACTAGTACTCTTATATGGAATTGTATTGTGAACATGTTGGACATGCGCTATTGTTACTCTGTGATTAATAAGCGTCATCCATCCACTTTCAGAGAACATGTAGCTCTGCAAGTGACGGGTGATGATAACGTCACAGCTTGTGACCCTAGCACTGATATGTCACATACCAGTTTAAAAGGTGTCCTAGACTCTGTAGGTGTTGGATACACCATGGCAGATAAGGAGACCGAATCCATCCCTTTTATTCCACGAAAGGATGTTGAGTATCTGAAAAGAAATTTTACAGAGATTGATGGCTATGTCATCGGTGCTTTGAATATGAATTCTATTTTCAAGATGCTTACCACTTTCACGGAATCATCTAAAGTCACAAATCAAGAACAATGGGGATCGATGATTGAGTCGGCTAACCGTGAATTGGTTTTACACGGAGAAGCGAAATTCAACGAGATGCGACCTATCTTGGAACAGATAGTCGCTGATCATGATCTCAAACCCTGGGTACACCCGAACTTTTACAAGTCCTGGAAAAACTTGTTTCGGGAAATTGTAGTCAAGGGCTATGTTCCACCCACTCAGATTCTGTCTGAGTATTCTCCTATAATGTCAAGTAATGATGTTGAAGAAACGATCCTAGGAGAAGTGACAAGTGAGGAAGCAGAACCTCAACTGGAAAATATAATGCTGCATCCTGCGTCAGGAACGATGCGAGATACCGTTGATGTGCAACAGATGGATAATCAGGAGCACGTTATTGGTGATGAGTTGGACACTGATCCAACTTTTAACCAGGGTATGTCTGATCAAGCTGATATTTCAGGATTTCTCGAGCGTCCAGTGAAGATATTCACAGGAACTTGGGACGTGGGTAGCGAATTTACTGCTACCTTTAACCCGTGGAATGAGTTCATCAGGAACTCAGCTGTTCTGTCGAAATTAGACAACTATCATTTGCTTCGGGCGCAATTGAAAGTAACGTTTATGATCAACGGAACACCACAACATGCTGGTTTGGCTATGGTATCCTATTCTTATTTGGATGCTACAAATGAGATTGTGGGTGCGAACAGAAGCGAACTCGTAACACGATCACAGAGACCAAGGGTTTTCTTAAACCCCACTTTGTGCCGTGGAGGATGCTTGTGTTTGCCATTTTTCTATCACAAGAATTATCTTGATTTATCTGAAGATGATCACCCATTAGGCCGAATCAACATTGATTCTTTCCAACCTCTAACTCAGTTAGCAGGAGGACTCGATGGAGTCACTATCACTGCTTTTGCCCACATGACTGAAATAGTGCTTACTGTACCTACTTCACAATTGGCTATGGCTCCAGCAGCTGGTATGAAAATGACCCAAAATGACGAGTACTCCAAAGAGGGACCTGTATCGTCAGTGTCCAGTGCTGTTGCAGCTGCAGCTGGAGCGTTGAAGAAAGTTCCTATCATTGGTGCCTTTGCACGAGCCACTGAGATTGGTGCTAAGACTGTAGGTGCAGTCGCCAGTCTGTTTGGTTTTTCCAAACCCGCCGAGATCAATGATGGTTCTTTTATGAGAAACACACCATTTCACAGCATGGCTACTACTGACGGTTCTGATATGACGCAAAAGTTAACTCTTACGCGTAAACAGGAACTAACAGTTGATCCTAGTACGGTAGGTCTTCCTGATAACGAAGACGTACTTGCTATTAGCAAGCTGTGTACCATTGAGTCTTATTTTGCCCAGATAACTTGGGGTGTGGCTGATGCCGCCGATGACATTATCTTTTCGATTGGTGTCACACCCAACCAGTATTTGACTGCGAACACCACTGGTATTTGTCCAACTATGTTGCACTATGCTAGTATTCCTTTTGATAACTGGTCTGGATCCTTACGCTACAGATTTATATTTGTAGGATCCCAGTTTACCCGTGGTAGAATTGCGTTTATCTATGAGCCTGATTACCGAGGGGCTGCTAACCCCGCGGATCTCTACAACACTAACTATGTTACGATTGTGGATATTTCAGAAACTCGTGATTTTACGCTTGAGATTCCTTGGATGCAAGCTGAACCATATCGGTTGTGTACTGTGTCAGGTACACCAGCAAA